CTCAATCACAGTTAAATGCATATGATGAAGCACTTGCAGCAAGGGCTACAGCACAAACAAATTATAATAATAAGTTAGCAGTTTACAATGACAAACTAAGCGTATACAACTCTGAGAATGCAACACTGTCATCAATGAATCAGTTTTTGCAAACCAAAACACAGGAACATCTTGATGCCATTGCAGATACAGAAGATGCTTTAGAATTGAAAAATAGCAGAATAGAAATATATAATCAGTCAGTAATTGATTTAAATAATGCTATTAGTGATGCATGGGATTATTATTATGAGCAGGCACAAAGAGAACTTAATGCTGCTATTGCTCAGGCAGCAGCCAATGCTGCAGCCAATCAGCCTACCCCAGAACCCACACCAGAACCTTCTCCAGAACCAACTGAAGAGCCAACAGATGAACCAAGCCCAGAGCCCTCACCAGACCCTACAGATGAACCAACTGAAGAGCCTAAACCAGAACCATCTCCAGAGCCTACAGTAGACCCTACAGATGAGCCTACACCTGAACCTACCCCAGAGGTTACACCAGATCCAGAACCAACTGAGGAGCCAGTTGTAGAGCCTACCGAAGAACCTACCCCAGAACCTTCACCAGAACCTGGACCAGATCCAGAGCCAGAAGATAATCCTTGGACTGAACCAGATGCAGAAATCAAAGATGAAGTATTAGCAGCCCTCATTCCTGAAAAGGGAACTGGCACATCAGAAGATTTATCTGGAGTTATTGCTAACCTTACAAGCAAGGATAATAAGTTAGTTACTCTTTCCCCTGAACAAATTACAGCAGTCAGTCAAACACTTAAATCTTTAACACAAGAAGCAAAGGCAGAGGTCGCAGAAGAACTTGGAATTGCTCCATCAGAAGTTGCAAAGATAGCAGAGATTATGAAATCAGAACCTGCAGTTGCAGCAGCATTTGTTGAGTTCGCAGAAAGAGCAGGGGATGCAGGAGAAACCCCAATGCCATTTACATTAGCAGATGCAGTAACAGAAGTACAAACAGAAGCATTTCTTGAGGATCCACTTGGAGCAGTATTTGAAGTGGATGTTGCAGAACTCCTATCTAATTTCTCTGAATTAGGTATGGACATGACAGATGATCAGAGAGAAAAAGCCCAGGAAGTCATTATCCCAGTAATCATTGTTTCACAGATTGCAAATGTAATGATTGGGATGAGGAGGTAATATGAAAATAATAACAAAGGTTGTGAAGGGATTCTTCACATGGCTAAAAGATGCAGGGGTGGAAATAATCGCACAAGCCTTTACCCTCCTTGGCTTCTTCATAGCATGGCTAACTTTGACGGGATCAGCAAGAGACATTGTTGGTATTGCAGTACTTGCAACCACAGTAATCTGGCTAATTACAATCCCACTAAGAAAGGAGGACTAAAATGGCGACAAGAAAAAAGGTAGTAGAGGCTCCTAAGAAGGAGCATCCACAAAAGGCTTTGACAAATGTTTTGATGCGTATCGTAGCAGTGTTCGCTGCTTCTGGTCTATCAGTACTTGGTGCTGGAGCAGTAGTAGGAATTGATACAGTCCAGGCAGTTATGCTTGCAGGCTTGTTAGGCGTAGCAACAGTCATCGAAAGACTGGCAAGGGCTTTTTTGGACGATGGCAAACTTACAATCGCAGAAATAAATGAAGCATTTAAGACTGTAGACAAAAAGGCTAATTAGTCATTGTAGGTTATAGTTGACAGCCCTCTCTGGGCAATGGTATACTTAAGTATCACCTATCTGGAGAGGGCTTTGTCATGACCTGTATTGTTGCTTTACGCCATGAAGAAAAAGTTTATATGGCTGGAGATCGTGGAGCATCAGATGATGGAGTCATCCTTGCACTTGAGTCACCAAAGGTTTGGAAGGTTGGTCCTTATTTAATTGGATATGCTGGATCAATGGACGGAGATAGAATCAGACATAACTTCAGACCATCAGCACCCAACATTAAAGACACCGATAAGTATATGCATACAAAGTTTATTAAAGAACTTCGTGAATTCTATAATGAGTTTTGGATTGACACATCTAAAGAAGGCGAACTTAGTTTAATCATTGGTATTCGTGGAGAAATATATGAGCATAGTTCTGGAGATATGTCTTTGTCTAAGTACTCATTGCCATATATTTCTATTGGCTCTGGTTCAGAGTATGCATATGGAGTAATGTATGCAACAGACAAACAAAAAAATGCAAGGAATAGAGTACAACAAGCAGTATCTGCAGCAATTAAATTTAACCCATCTTGCATGGGACCAGTTGACATCATAAGCGCTTAGGAGTATACTTATAATATGAGCGAAGAATTTGAAGAGATCCTAAAGGACATTCAGAACATAGAGTCAGACTTTGATGAGTTTGAGATCTGGCTTGAAAACGGAATTGAGCGGGGATGGGTAACAGAGCCGTTCTGTAATACTCATGAAGGAGATCCCTACATGACAGATGAAGAAGCAGCAGAGTGGGAAGAGGGCGGAGACCCTTGCCAAGTAGTTTTAAAAATCAAACAATAATAACAACAAGGAGAAAACAATGAAGAAAGTACTACTATCACTACTAACAATTGCACTTGCATTTACAGCAATTGCACCAGCACAAGCAGAAGATCAAAAGGTTTTAGCAATCATTGACTCTGCTATTGATTCTACAAAGTTTAACTCAATTATTCACGAAGTTTGCTTTACAACAGCAAAGAGCATGGCCTGTCCTAATGGTCAGTTATTTATGGAAGGACCAAAGGCAGCATCAGCACCATGGCCAATGCAGAAGAATAAAATCAACTTTGACCTAAACAACGCAACCTTCCATGGTGATGCTATGGTTAAGTCCGCATTGACAGTAAATCCAAACTTAAAGATTGTATTTATTCGATTTAACGATGTCACAACTCTTGGAAACTCACGAGGAGATGCAAAAGCCCTGGCCTTGGCATTTGATTGGGTATCAAAGAATGCATCTAAGTACAGCATCGATGCTCTTTCAGTAAGTCAGTCCTCAGTAAGTGCAGGAAATCTTGCACTGTGTACAAGAGATACAGTTACCATTAATGCAGTAGCATCATTGAGTGCTAATAACATTCCAGTTTTTGTTGCAACTGGCAATGACCGTCGAACAGATGTTATCGGATTTCCATCATGCGTTAATGGTGTAATTCCTGTTGGAGCACTTGCAAATGAAACTCAACTTGAAAGAGCAACCAATACAGGGCCTGGCCTTGCAATGGTTTCACCTGGCAAGGTAAGCATCACAAAGTATAATGGGTCTCCAACAGATACTGCTGGAAGTTCTGTAGCGACTGTAGTTTCTGCAGCATCATATGTAAATCGCAACACATTTAAAACTTTTGGAGAGTACCTATCATCTCTTCCAAAGATTTTAATTGGTACAGCATCATACATTCGTAATTAAATAATAGTCCTAGGCATGACTTTAAACTGCCCCATTGCCCTATAACTCAGTTGGTAGAGTGCCGAACTGTTAATTCGGATGTCCCTGGATCGAGGCCAGGTGGGGCAGCAAATAGTGTATAATGGTTACATAGAAGTAAAACAACAAAGGAGATAAACAGTGTTAAATTCAAATATGCCAGCACCAAAGTTTACAAAAGAGCATAGATTTTTTGAAAGATATCTAGATAATGATTTAGAAGAGTTGTCTAGATTTTTAGAAAAAAAGTATGCGATGATTGAAAATGCAACCTTGCCTGGCGTAACCTCAATGGAAAAAGACAAGGGAATTTTTTTAGAGTCTGGAAGTTTGTCAACAGTTAAGTGGAAAGAATATAATGTCTTTCAGTTTTACCATAAGTCTTTATACAAACTAAACAGGGCAATCTCAGACACAGTTAAAGAGGCATGCGAATACTACGACGTAGATTTTGAAAAGCAGAACTACTACATCCAAGGCTGGTTTAACATAAATAGAGCAGAGGTTGGAAAGTTAGACTACCATGATCATGGAAGCCCAGGCGCTCCAAACTTTCACGGATACTATTGTGTAAATGCAGAACCATCCATAACTCATTACAAACTGTTTAATGATCCTTCACGAATTGTTGATAATGTAAACAAAAACAATCGCCTAGTTGTTTCAGAAGTAGGACACCCACACGCTATGGGTGACTGGGATTGGTCTGGGCCAAGAATTACTATTGCATATGATGTTCAACCTTTAGATGTAATTATCTCTGCAGGAAGGACCATACCAGAACAGCACTGGTTCCCACTACTATAAAATGAAAAAAATAATTAAGATGATAAGGTATTACATTATTAAGAGAAGAATTAAAAAACTTCCCAGAGATAATGACTATATTTATTAATTTGGAGACTAATGTTAATACTGGGTGTTAATGAGACTACACATGACGCATCTGTATCTCTAATAAAAGATGGTGAGATTCTTTTTGCTGGCCACGCAGAAAGATATAGCAAACAAAAAAATGACTGGTTTACCAACAAAGAACTAATCAAAGATGCACTGCAATATGGGTATCCAGATCAAATAGCATATTATGAAAAGCCTTTACTTAAGAAACTTAGAGTAAAGACTAAGGGTGGCTTTGGTGGAGACAGACCATGGTTTGAATCTACAGAACTTGGAGATTTACCAAGAAAAAACTTTGGCCATCACTACTCTCACGCATCAGCAGGTTACTATACGAGTTCATTTAGCGATGCCTGTATAGTAGTCTTAGATGCAATAGGAGAGTTCAATACGTCATCAATTTGGATTGGTGAAGGTGAAAAAATTAGATTAAAGTATAAGCAAAACTATCCAGTTAGTTTTGGATTGTTCTACTCAGCATTTACACAACTTGTAGGTCTAATGCCAAACCAAGAAGAGTACATTATGATGGGTATGGCAGCATACGGTGACTGGCGCAGATACTATAAAGAGGTTGATGAGTATTTCCCAGAATATGATCAACAAAAGTATAACTTCCATAAAGGAATTCATGACTGGGGAATGCCTATAACAGAGCAAGATAAGTTTGATATAGCAGCAGCAGTTCAAATGGTATATGAGCAAAGATTAAATGATTTTATGCGTATGGCAAAAAGAATGACTGGAAAAAAGAACTTAGTGTTTATGGGTGGATGTGCTTTGAATTCGTCAGCAAATACACTCCTATGGAACATATTTGATATGATTTGGATTATGCCAAACCCTGGAGATGCTGGTAGTTCTTTGGGCGCTGCTGCAGCACTATACGGAAAGCATCTTGACTGGAAGACTCCATATCTTGGTTATGATCTTGGAGGAGAATACCCAGTCCAGAAAATTGTGGACGGTATATTGAAAGACGGAATCGTAGCAGTAGCAACTGGAAGAGCAGAGTACGGTCCAAGAGCATTAGGAAACAGAAGTATACTTGCTGATCCAAGAGACCCGTCAATTAAGGATAAAGTTAATCTAATTAAGCAGAGAGAACTGTTTAGACCATTTGCCCCAGTAGTACTTGAAGAGTGTGCATCTAAATGGTTTGATATGGACTTTACAAGCCCTTATATGCAGTATACAGTTAAGTGTCTACAGCCTGAGAAAATACCTTCTGTAGTCCATGCAGATGGAACATCAAGAGTTCAAACAGTTAATAGAAATCAGCACAGAGGTTTGTACAGGGTTTTAAACAAGTTCTATGTTGAAACTGGTGTTCCAGTATTGCTAAATACTAGTCTTAATATAAAGGGTCAGCCACTTCTAAATGATGAGACTGATATTATTAAGTGGGAAAAAGAATACGACTTTACTATCTGCAGGTAAGATGGTATAATATATAAGAGGCAAAGGAGGCCATAAAATGGCAGCAAAAGGTAGTCTAGAAGCAATCATTGAGGTTGCAAAGAAAGAAATTGGAACCATTGAAGGTCCAAAAGATAACGAAACAAAGTACGGTGCATGGATAAAGGTAAACTTCCAACCATGGTGCCAGTCATTCGTTTCTTGGTGTGCATTTACTGCGGGAGTAAAATCATTCCCTAAGTCTGCATCAACAGTTCAAGCAGCAGACTGGTTTAAGAAGAATGAGCGTTGGTCAGATGCTCGTAATGATGATCCACAAGCAGGAGACTGGATCTATTTTGATTTCCCAGATGACGGCGTAAATCGTATTTCACATGTTGGTCTTTGCATTAAGAACAATGGCGATGGAACCATTCAGGTTATTGAAGGAAATACTTCAGGAACTGCAAAGGGAGATCAGCGCAATGGTGGAATGTGCGTAGAAAAGACTCGTGCATATGTAAAGAATAACAAGAAGAAGTTGGTTAATGCCGTTGTTGGTTGGGGTCGTCCAGTTTATACTGGTGAAGAAAATGCTCCACTACTAAACAAAATAGCAGCATCAGCACCAACTCCAGCAAAGGCAACATCTGCAGATGCAGCAAAGAAGTCTGCAAAGCCTGCTGCTAAGAAGTCATCAGGTAGCGGTGGCGGAAAGACAAATCAGGTAGCACTATAATGGAGTCTAGAAGAAAGTCATTGCTAAAGACTATAAGTTGGCCATTCGTACACTTCACTTTTGTTTCTGGAATAATTTATTTCGTTCTAAAGTACTATACTGGAGAGGCAGAGTGGGAGTATGTTGGTCTATACGGACTGATGTATCTTACACTAGAAATGACTTTCTTTTATATTCATGAAAGAATTTGGGCAAGGTTTGGAAAGAAGGTTAAGTAATGAGAATTAAAATTATTAGGTTTGTAGTAAAGGCACTAGGCTATGAGTGGTCTGGAGATGAACTCAAACTTCCTGTTTGGTATGTAAAAGAAAAGAAAAAGAAGTAATGCCAGCCTACGAATATATATGTGAGTCGTGCAATAAAGACTATACTAAGGTTCGTAGCATAAATGATGCCGATCCAGGGTATGAGTGTGAGTTTTGCACTCTACCACTGGTCCGTGTGTACTCTAGTGTGGGAGCAGTTTTTAACGGAAGTGGATTTTATTCCACGGAAAATAGGAAAAAATGATAACTACGATACCAGAAGGACAAATCTGTCAAGCATTTGATCCAAGAATGCTTATGACTGATGAGGTATTACGAAATCATGGTGCCAATGTTCAGCCCAATACATCTTGTATAGTGCCAGCATATGTTTATGTAGAGGGAAAGCATGGTAAAAGGTTTCTTTGTGATACACACTATTACTATGAACTATTTGTAAATAAACAATCTTATTCAGCACCCAATCATTCTGTTTCAGAAATTGCACAATATATAGTTGATGAGACAGAGCAAGTTAAAAAAACATTTGCAAAAGATGTAACAAGTACAGAAACGCTTGGCCATACTTGCTGCTTAACTAATTATTTCAATGAAGGTAGATCTGGTTGCACTGCCGAGGCTCTGGTAAAAATCAATGTTATGAGAATTCCTGCTGGCAAAGTAAATTTTATTTCAACGCTAGATCCAGACAATATTTCAAAAGATCTTTTCTATTGTAATTTTCACTTCAGAAGAACTTATGCTAGATACATCAATAATGGAGTTATATTTGAAGACTACTTTAAGGTATTAGATGAAAGATATAGAATGACAATGACTCTTGATGAAGAAGCAAAAAGGCTTACGTATCTCTAAAGGAAATTATGACAACAAAAATACCAGAAAATCAAACATGTCAGGCATTTGACGCAATGATGATCATGCCAGAAAAAACAGCACACATTACAAAATTTTTAAAAAGACCAAGCACTTCTTGTGTCGCACCAGCATATGTTTATATTGAAGGTACACACGGTAAAAAATTTTTGTGTGATTATCACTACCATTATGAAAAATTTAATGGAAACTATATTGACTATTACGAGAATGATGAAGTATTGGTAGATAAGAGAGAGACTGTACTTATTGACGAAAGAGAAAGAGTTAAAGAAACATTTGCAAAAAATGTAACAAGTACAGAGACAATAGGTAAGTCTTGTTTTGTAGAAAGTGACCGTGGTCGCACCACCAATACCAACAATCTGTGTATTGCAGAAGCACTTGTTAAAGTAACAGATAAAGAGGGGAAAACTGCATTTTATTGTAATTTTCATTTTAGAAAAACTTACTACAGATACTATAGCAATGATTCAAAATATGAAGATTTTTATGACATTTTAGATGAAAGATATAGAATGACCAGCACAATCATTGAAGAATCTCTAAACCTAAAATGCATATAGTGCTTTGACAAAGCCACCTGCCTGGTGTATAATTAAGAATGTAGTAAAATTTTATTCAACTAGTAGTCAAAATAGGAGTACAATATGTTTACAATGATTAAAGATGAAGTAAAGCAAGAATGGCAACTATCTCCAAAAGACCGCTGCGACAAATGCAACGCAGAGGCCTTGGTTCAGGTTACTGGTCTAAACGGAGACCTTATGTTTTGTGGCCATCACTATAACAAAATTATGAATAACCCAGAAGGATACAAAAAAATGATGTCTTTTGTTATTACTCTTATTGATGAGAGAGACAAGTTGATTGAGAATAAGGCAAAGGAAGAGCCACACGCATGATTATTCAGATTATTGGACTGCCAGGTTCTGGTAAAACAGAATTAGCAAAGGCACTTAAAGAACGCATTAATGCTATTCATCTTAATGCAGATGAGGTTCGTGCAACAGTCAACTCAGACTTGGGGTTTGCCCCAGAAGATAGACTTGAGCAGTCTCGTCGCATGGGTGAGATGGCTCGTCTAATTTCTAAGCAAGGCGTTGCTCCAGTCATCGTTGACTTTGTATGCCCAACTGATCTTACTCGTGTAGCCTTTGGTAACCCAGATATCTTGGTCTTTATGGACACAATTGCTGAGGGTAGATTCGAAGACACAAACAAAATGTTTGAACGACCAACAAATGCAGATGTTTCTTTTATTAGTCACAACTTAGATGCAGAAGCAAAGGCATCTCACATCATTGATAAGTTTAGCCTTCATGATTGGTCTGCACCTACAACACTTATGCTGGGTAGGTACCAGCCTTGGCACGAAGGTCACCACGCCCTTTATAAAGAGGCAGGGAAGAGAACAGACCAAGTACTGCTTGGAGTCCGTAATACCTACAATACAAGCGATAAGGATCCTCTTAAGTTTGATCAGGTAAAAGAATATATTGCCAAGGACGACTTTATGGATGGTGCATTAGTATTAAGACTACCTAACATTACCAATATTGTATATGGTCGTGATGTAGGATATAAGATTGAGCAAGTAGACTTGGGGGCAGACATTCATGCTATTTCGGCTACTGAAAAACGCAAGCAGTTGGGTCTTTAATTATTTAGAAGAGTCTGGTCGCTTAATGAACGAAGCAGAAGAGCGAATAATGTTTGGGGATAAAGATGAACGTAAAGAAAAGTAGATCTCTTGCAAAGTCTTTAACCTGGAGAGTTGTTGCACTAATAACAACATTTGTAACTCTTTATGCTCTGAGCAAAGATATTAATATGGCTACCATTGCTACACTAATAACTAATGGTGTTAACTTTGTTGCATATTATTATCATGAAAGAATTTGGAATGCTGTTAGGTGGGGCAAGGAATGACAGTAACCAAGGCAAGGTCATTTGTTAAGGCATTAAGTTATCGCATATGGGGAACACTTTCCTCTGTTGCGGTTGCCTATGTCATAACAAAAAATGCTGTTCTTTCCGTAACGATTGCGTTTTGGGAAACGGTAGTTAAAATATTCATCTACTACGCACATGAGCGTGGATGGAACTATATACAATGGGGGAGAAAATAATGTACCAATACTATGTAAGAAAAGTAGAGAATGTCGTAGATGGAGATACCATTGATGTTCTGATTGATTTAGGGTTTGATATTCTGTTCTCATCTCGTGTAAGACTGGCTGGTATTGATACCCCTGAGTCTCGCACAAGAGACCTTAAGGAGAAAGCCCTTGGTCTTGAGTCTAAAGAGTACCTAAAGAAGGCTCTAAAGGATGCTAAGTCTGTTGTAATCAAGACTGAGAAGATGGATTCATCTGAAAAGTATGGTCGAATTTTGGGCTGGGTATATATTAATGGAGACACAGTATCTCTTAACGACATGATGATAAATGATGGTTATGCATGGGGATATTTAGGCGACACAAAGGTTAAGGATTTTTCAGCACTAGAAAAGGCTAGAAAAAAGTCTGGAAAGTAATGAACGATTTTAGAATAAATGTAGTAGAAAATTTTATAACTTTAGAAGATGCTGATGCGCTTGCAAGTTATATAAAAAATAACTGCCTAGATAAGAAAAAATTCTATATACCCTTAAGACATAGGGTTGAGAATAAGTTAAGGTATGAGTCACACATACCAGAACGAAATACATTTTCAGATCATCCAGAAGTACTGCATTTATTAAAAAAATACTCTGATAAATTTTTACTAGAGTGTAATCTTTTTTTTAAAGATAGTGAAGAGATATATTTAGCATCACTTTTTATGCTCATGTTGGGACCAGAAAGCATCCTTACTGAGCATGCAGATAACCATAAAGGTGCAGAGCATTTATTTAGAAGTGGAATTATTTATTTAAATGAAGATTTTGATGGAGGATATTTAAATTTTCCACGCAGAAATCTTACAATTAAGCCAAAAAAATTAAGTCTTGTTATTTTTGAGTCTACAGAAGTACACAAGATTACTGAGGTTTTATCTGGTGTAAGAATGTCAATGCCTATTTGGGCAACAAACATAAAAGAAAAGGAAATATCCTATGAACTTTGAAGATGAAGAAATACAAAGGCTTGTAGATGTTGGTGGTCTTGAGTTTGCTGGAGTAGACACAGAAACTGGAGAGCCCATGTATAGACCAACTAGCATATTAAAAAATATTAGTCCAGCGCTAAGCAAAGATATGTCATCTTATTTTTCAGAAACTACAATGAAGTTATGGGAAAAAGGGTTTATCGATATGGATGTGACCATTGAAGACCCTTTAGTCAAACTGGCAGAAAAGTCATTTGACATAGACGCAGTCAACTCACTAGCAAAAGATGAGAGAGTTGTTATTAAAGAGATAATAAGAGTTCTTTCAGAAAAAAAGTGATAGAATGAATACTGGAGGACTTTATGAATAACTGGTATGGTGCTGCTGGGCTAACTGTAACTATCCTATTAGTTTTGTTTACTTATGTTTTTGCATCAAGAGATAAGAATAGCACTCACATAATCAGCCAGTCAATGCTTCTTTATAGGTTTAATATGGGCAAAAAATATTCAAGGAAAATAATAAACAGGACACAGTCAAAAAAGCATTATGACAAGACTAATGTAAAGGTTATTATCTTGGACAACCAAGCATATTGGATCAAGGATAACATCTTTTACAAAGCACCAATAGACGGTCAGTCAATTGACAAAGAGTCTGCAGAAGAAGTTGACACGATCAACATGGATAAGGTACAATTAGATAAGATGCTGTTTATAATGGATAAACTAAGAGAAGGGATTAACGATGATAGTAGGGGTTCAGGGGACAAGTAGTTTCAACAACTACAACATATTCCTAAGATCAATGGCCGTTGCCCTTTCTGAATTAGAAGAACAAGATAAAGATTTTATAATCTATTCTGCAGGTCCAAACAACATAAGCATGATGGCTATGGAGTTTGCAAACTTATCTGAAAGAGGAATGAAATCAAGAAAGAAGAATATTAAGTTCTTTAAGGTTACTTCTGAATGGCTAGAAGAAAATATAAAAGATATAGATCATTTTGCTTTTCTTTCTAATCCAAAAGAACCTGTTTCAAAGATTGTTCATTTATCAAAACTAAATAATATAAATACAAACGTATACAACTTTTAAGGCTGTATACATAACCTGTGCAAAGCACACAACAGAACGGAAACAATATGAAGATAATCAATTCTTTAAGTGTTATGGAATCAATCGTAACCAACAACAAGCAACTGTCTTGGGATGGGTGGACTGTTGTAGAGACATTTCCATCAGAAAAAGCATACTTTTCAAAGTTTGGAATATACAAAAACAATAAGTGGCAAATGAAAAAAGAGTTTGTCCCTTCTAGTCAAGGGTGGGAAATTCCAGATAAGTATGTGAAGTAAATGAACAAATATAAGTGGAAAGACGACGCTGTATGTTTAGATTACGATACAAACTTATTTTTTGATAAGTATGAAGAAGACGAACTTCTTAGGCCAGCAATAGACGCTCTGTGCTCATCATGTTCAGTAAGAAAAGAGTGCTTTTCTGTTGGAATTTCTGGCAAGGAATGGGGAGTCTGGGGTGGTGTATACTTAGAAAATGGAGAAGTTTCTAAAGAGTTTTCTAGTCATAAGAGCAAGACTGACTGGGGCAAAACTTGGCAGTCTTTGACAATGGAGTGATATGTATACTGATGCAATGAAAAGGGCTTTTAGGTCTGTAACCTGTCCTAAAAATTTTTCTTTACAGATCATAGACAATGATAATTTTTTAACTGTAAAGGCTAAAGAAAAAGACTTTATGTCTCTGGAGACAGTAGAGATGAAAAGAGAAGCAATAGAATACATGATTCGTGTAAAGAAGGCTTTGGAGGATAACGGGGCTATCGTCTTGTTAGTCCGAGAAGGAGGAAAAGAATGATGAATGATGAAGATTTTAGGAAACAACTTGATTTAGAAAAAGATGAGATTTATTTAAAAAATGTTGATAAGTTGGGAAGTTCTGCAAATAATGTACATATTGTAGATAACTTTCTATCTAATGAAGAATATCAAAAAATATCTAATTTTTTAAACAACTATGATGAAAGTTCTTGGGTAAAAGAGCCGTGGACTACCGAAAGAACTCCGAAGGAATCAGTTCCAGAAGATATCTCTGAACTTTTAAAAAAAATATTTCAAACTTCCAGACTAGAGTGCATGGCTTATTATGACATAGAAGTAAGTGATGAATTTAAGGGTGACTATATTATAAGAAGGTGGAGCAATGGAAGCAAGATGAGAAACCATGTAGATACAGACGCTCAAAAACACCTACACATTATAGGAATGTACTACCTTAATGACGATTATGATGGAGGAGAAATAGTCTTTCCAGATTATGGCTTAAAAATTAAACCTAAACCAAACAGTTTGATCATGTTTCCTGGTAACGAAAACTATCTTCACGGAGTATTGGAAGTTTTAAAAGGATTTAGGCATACTTTTCAGGTCTCTTTTATTTTCTCTGGCTCTACATTTGTAGGACCAACAACAGAAATTCGTAAAATGGGGGGTAAGAACTATGGTTGAGTCAGCGCTTGTTGGTGTCTTTGCTTTTTTGTCCTGTCTTTTTCTTTCTTTATATGTTGTACAAATAAAGAAAAATAGAGTAATTCTTGCAAACACACTAAACCTTTTGTTGATGCAGCAATCCATGAATGATGAAAACAAGACAGATCAAGAGCAGTCTAATGAAGCATTTTTAAAATTTGTTTCAGATTCTAGAGATTGGGCATACACCTATATAGATGAGGTTCAAGAAGGATTAAATAAGTTTGTTAGTGATATTGAGCCAGAAATTGCATACTTTGATGAGTATGGCGTTGTCGGAACAGCATACCCTCACTACCACTCAATGAAAAAAATTTCAGGGGCCTATAAAGAACTAAAGAAACTGCTACCAGATGACTATGGTAAAATAGATACATGATTGAAAATCCTTCTGAAAAAGATGAAATATATTTAGCCAATGTTGGAAAAATAGGCAATTCTGTAGAAAATATCCAGTACATAGAAGATGTGCTGCCGAAAGATGAGCATGAAATTTTGCTTAAGTATGCAAAAAATGCTGAATCTTGGACAAAACAACCTTGGGAGGCTCAAACTATTGAGTCACAAAATTTGCCAAAAGAAATTTTGGAGATACTAGGTAAAGCATTTGAAATTGTTTATAAAAGGTCTACAGATCTTTATGATGTAGCCATCAATCCACACCGTGAACCGAGGACGCATATAGTTAAATTTGTAAAAGGCTTTTATCTGGTCCCACACATAGACACACTGTCATCAGAAATAAACCATATCGCATCAGTTTATTATATTAACGATGACTACACTGGTGGAGAGATTTACTTCCCAGATCATGGATTAGAGATTAAGCCAAAGCCCAACAGTTTAATTATTTTCCCTGGTAATGAAAATTATTTGCATGGAGTCCGTGAAATCATTGACAACAACAGATACAGTTCTGCTATGTGGTTTCAGTTCACTGGCTCTACTTTTAATAAACAGGGAGAATGGTATAATTAACACATGACA